TGGCGTTGTCTTTAAGGTCATACTCTTGGCGTGAAATAACAGGTTCAGGTAATACCATAGCCTTATCGATTTGCGCCTTTAGGCTAAAGTAAAAACCTGTTGCTGTACTAATCGCTATCACAAGAGTAACGATGCTCTCGATGCTCATAGAGAACTTTGTATCTTTAGACAATTCTGCCATATCTTATCCTTTATACTCGAATCCTGAAAACTTATGTATGCCATTACCCTCAACAGATATTTCGTAAGACTTCCATCCATAGGGGCTTTCTTCTAATCCATTCCACAATACATCAACTGAAAATTTAGGCTTATCAAAAATGCCGAGTTTTACAAAAGTATGCCCTCTATCTTCAAGTGCAGATATTTTTGAATCAGCTTGTTCTTCGCTTTCAAACTCGTATTTTTTAACTAAATAACTCATTATGGTCTTGTTGGTCTTTCGCCATTAGGAAAATCAGCTTGCTGTGGGTAATCTCTCAATTCCTCCCTGTACACTAAATAAGAAGCGTGCTGTGGGTGGTCTGTTACAGAAACTATCCAATCTGTCGATTTTAGTTCGCTATCCCTCCATTGACGTTCTGTTGAAATTATTTCGTCTTGTGTTGGTGCTTTTTCCTCTATGTAACGCTTTTCAACAACAGTACCATTTTCGTATGTATATCTCAACAAGTCTTGGTCTTGTGGAGTTTCGTTCGGTCTTGTTAAATTCTCAATTATCATAATTACATATTTGCTATTTCTGTGTCTAAATAATATGAAGCACCTGCGGTTGCCAAAGTTCCTGATGTTGTGTACATACTTTCATTCAAAACCTTTACCTGCAAGCTACTTTCAAATCTTAATCTCGGTAAATTAAACCTAAAAAAATCGTGAGCACTAAAAGTTCTTATTGGTGCACTAATAGACGATATTGCTAAAGTAAACGGAGGCAAAGATTTATCTGATTGACCTAACATTCCGCCGTGTCCAAATAAACCTGTTGCGGAGGTATCAGTAGTTTTATTTTCCGCATTAAAATCTCCGTGCCCACTAAACCCCCATAATACAGACATATAACTTGTGGAGTATGTTGAAAAGTCATACTCGTAAGTGTATGTAGTACCATCCACTATGATTGTAATTTTTTGAGTTCTATTAGTTGAGCCTATATCACTTGGCGGCAAAAAAACATTGCACAAATAACCACTTCCACTTGTTATATTTAAAAGGGTAGCTTCTGTTCCTGCGGTTAATATTGATTGCGCTGTATAACTATTAAAAAACGAAGATGAACCTGTTAAATGATGGTTTGTTGAGTCTATCATAAGAACACTACCACCCGAAAGACTGTCTGCCCTTTTAGTGTACATTAGTCCGGGTAAATTAGTGGTACTACCTGTATAAGAAGCTATGATAGGCAACTCGTTGGGGTTTGTTATCTCTGCAGAACCTGCCGCAGGGATTGGAAAAAAGTCTGTGAAATTACTCATAGTTTTTTAGTTTGCACCAATAATAACCCAACCTTGAGTTGCATTGGTATATATTAATTCAAAATTTGCTGTATTATCGTCTAAAGTCATATCCTCTGCCGTAGCCATTATGTTGCTGCCATTTCTGCCAATCACACAAGTTGCCACACCACTTAAATTTGCAATCTTAATACTATCCCCTGCACTTGGACTTGCAGGAAGTGTCAATGTAAGACTTGCTGTTAAAATATACAAATAATCTTTTACCGCAGTTGTGGCAGTACTTATAGCACTTGGTGTGTATGTGCCGCCTTGCGCAACCCAACTAAACGACCCATCGCCATCCGAAGATAAAACTTGTCCGCTTGTGCCATTACCACTTACATTCAATTCATCCGCACCTACTGCATTTGACGCTATTGATGCTGTTATAGCTGTAGTTCCACTTCCTGTAATATCGCCTGACAAAGTGATTGTTTCGTTACCTGTTAAATAACCTGCATCATTTGTCCATTGGTTGTTGCTACCACTTTTATTTGTTAGCGTATCGGTCGAGGACGCTGTAATGAAACCACTATCGTTTGTTAAATCGCTTGTCGCTGTTGGGATAGTCGGTTTGTTTAAAATCTGTGCATCGCCACTTACTGCATTCCAATCTGCATTTACATTTACCTCCGCACCTGCGGCAATACCATCAAGCTTGTTCTTGTCAGAAGTAGTCATCACACCTGCGGCTGTACCACTTGCTGCGTTTATTGTAGCGTCTGTTCCATCGCTTGAATTTACAGTAACACTTGTAGTGGTGGTGCTTGTGCTTAAGTTGGTTGTTACGTTAGAAACCTTTGCGTTGTTAGTCGCAATATCGCTTTCCATTGTGTCTAAATCAACAGCTTGAGTTACAGATATGTTTCCAAGTTTGGTTTTTTCAGCAGCAGTAGCCCACTTGTTTGTAGTAGCACTATCGTCAATATCATCAGCATCCAACACTACAGTTCCCGTCTGACCATTTACGCTATCCACAGGTGCAGTACTACTTAATGTAGTTGGCTCATACTCGCCACTTGTACTATTGAATTGAAGTACTTGGTTGTCTGTCGGGCTTGTGGTTGATACATCGCTTAATTCTTTTATGGATATTGAATTCAAAGCTGTCGTTACGTTTGCTGTATCGGTAACATCTGCGGAGTCTTCAATGCCACTTAATTTAGTTCGCTCTGCTGAACTTATTATAACACCACTACCCGCATCAGTAACATCGCTATGCGCAGTAACGGATATACTTCCTAAAGCGGTGGTAACATTTGCGCTGTCTGTAACATCTGCATTTGCCTCTATGCCTGCAAGTTTAGTTATATCAGAAGCTGTGGTATATTTGTTTGTTGTTGCAGCATCACTTATATCGTCTGCGTCTAAAACAACAGCTCCTGTTTGCCCATTCACACTATCAACAGGCGCAGTGCTGCTTAATGTAGTTGGTACGTATTTACTGCTTGCACTTACATATCTTAATACTTGACCATCTGTTGGTGCTGTGGTATCTACATCTGTTAAATCTGCCGTATCTAAACTTACTACACCTGTCTGTCCATTTACAGAGTCTACGTCGTTGACTTCAGCCCCTGCTTCTATCCCTGCCAATTTGCTAATATCAGCGGCAGTAGTGAATTTATTTGTGGTCGTTGAGTCATCTATATCATCGGCATCAAGCACAACAGTACCTGTCTGTCCATTGACACTATCAACTGCACCCCCCGCACTTGGTGTTTCAGGTTGCCATCCATTTGTTGTGTCGTAAGTAAGCACTTGTCCGTCTGTGGGGGTTGTACTCGCAACATCATTTAAGTCGCTTATAACAGCAGTACCACTCATTAAAGCGCCTGCAGCAGCTACATTGGTCGCATCTGTTACATCAGCACCTGCTTCAATACCGCTTAATTTTGATATATCGCTTGCTGTTGTAAACTTATTGGTTGTGGCTGTGTCATCAATATCGTCAGCATCCAATACAACTGCACCTGTTTGTGTATTTACACTTGTAACATCATTAACCTCTGCACCGCTTTCAATTCCACTTAACTTTGTTTTCTCTGCGTCTGTAAAAGCGTTTGTGTCTGAATTGCTTTCGTATGCAGTTTTTATTTCGCTTGCCGTTGGATTGACTTCTGCGCCTGCTTCAATCCCCGCGAGTTTAGTTGCATCGGCTGTTGGATAACTATTTTTAGCTGTGTTAGCAACAACGTCAGTATTGGCTGAAACCCTTGCTTCTGTGTAGTAAAGGTTAGAAGCACCCTCTGAAATATCATCTGTATCAAGAACAACTGCGCCTGTTTGAGTGTTTACAGAACTAACCGCACCCGATATATTGGTAAGACCCGAACCATCTCCAACGAAACTATCGGCAGTTACCTGACCTGTGGCTGCAAGACTACCATCATTGCTTATACTAACACCTGTTGAATTACCTAAACCATCCGTAATCTCTACAACGCCATCAATGGCAGCGTTATCAGATGTTTTTAGTAACCCCCCGTAAGTATCCTTTATCTTCTTGTTTGTTAAACTTGCCATTTAAAAACTTTTTTAACTTTATTATATTTATGTTTTTTGGTTTATATCCTACAGTACCCATCCGTTAAATGTTGCATCGTTATCAGGATAAACATCCGAGTCAGAGTTTGAGTTGTATTCAGGGAATAAATTACTATTAAAGGTCATATAATCAATAAATCTCTTTGTGTAGTATTCCGCTGTGTTTCTTGCTTTGTTTACAAGATAGTCAACCTCTGATTTACTTACACTCTCTGCGTTTTCAGAAGTGTGCTTAAACACCCCACCATTTTTAATTTGATATGCGGCATAAGGCAAATACTCAACCTGTGCAAACCATATAAGCATTGGCTGTATATAGTCGTTTACAAGGTCTAAATAATCGCCTGTTAATGTACCCGCTATGATGTCTGCGCTTATCTTGTTGTATAAGTCCGTACCTAAATAGTTTTGAACTTGTATTTGTTGGGCAATCTTAATAAACTGAATAAACTTATCCGTATCAACATTCCCATCAATGATGCTGTTCTTTACTAAATCCGTTCGTGATATGAATAGTGCTGTTGCCATTATTTACCGTAATTTGGGTGGTGTCCGTTGT